CCAAAAACGGCCCCTGGGTCTGAACCGGATCTAGCCAGGGTCAATACGGGGGTGTAGCGGGGATTGGGTTGGGTTGATGTTGGGAGGTGCCCACCCTGGCGGAGGACGTCGGGGGTGGAGCGGAGTGCAGACGGTCTTGCGTGGAGAGGGAGACGTCTGGAGGTGGGGTGGGCGGGCTGCGCCGAATGTTTCTGAATGTCTCTTCCGATCTACCAGTAGAGATATCCAGAGCAAATCTGAAATGGGCCTGTGGTGGAGCGGAGTTCTACGGGGGCGAGTAGTAATGCTTTACTATTTGAGTACATGAGATCCCTTCCGGCAACAGGGGTCGGATCCTGAAGCCGGTATTAAGACGGGATCTCGCCAGTGTTGAGGCCACTGACTGGATGAACCCTATCGAATCTGACGGCGAGGACTACGTCATGCTCCACAGGCAAGGTCGAGAGGCTTGCGCGGAGCTGTTGAAGGAGCGGAAATTGCTCCCCCGCGACCTGGCGGTGCTCTGGGGTCTGACCATCCACCTGCACTGGCGTAGTGGCCGGGTGAAGGTGACGGCCAAGCACCTGTCAGAACAGTTGGGGATGCGGATTCAGGACGTCACCAACTCGCTGAAGCGGCTGCGGGACAACCTGGTGATCAGCAAGGCCTACGACCAGACCACTGGAGAGAGCTACTTTCTGTTCAACCCCTGGTACATCTCTGTCGGTGGGGCAAAACGCCGCGGCCACATCCATCGTCAGTTCACGGATTCACTGGAGTGAGCTGACCAGGGCCGATAGCCTGAAGTGAACTGCTCTACACCCGTGTATCTATCCAATACAGAGCGGGAACGCCTTGGTCTGTTTGGTTTTGGCTCTGATGTTCCTGATGACGTGGTGGCCGCAGCTGAAGCGGCGCTGGCATCGCCTTGTGGAGGTGCTTGTCCTGCCCCAGCGGCGAAGACCACAAAGCGTGCGCGCAACAAGAAGGGCGAGTTTGAAGGTGATGACCCTTCGACGCCTGAAGTGAACGAGGCCTATGTGGCTGGCTAAGGTCATGTCGCCCACCCAGGTGGTGCTGGGAGGCCCGCTAGCGCTTCGTTTCTGCGGACGTGCTGGTGGTTGGTCGGAAGCCCCTTCTGCCTTTGTGGTGGGAGGGGCTTCCACATGAGCTGGACACCAATCCCGCCCGAGCTGGGTGTTGGCCGGTTCCCGTATTTCTTCTGCTACATCCTCAGGGAGCTGGGGTTGGCGGAAGTGCCAACCAAACAGCAGCTGCGGATCTGCGATTGGCAGGAGAACGGCCCCTCCCGTCAGATCACGGTTGGTTTCCGTGGTGTGGCGAAGTCAACGATCGCCGCGGCCAGGGCCTTGCACCGGCTACGGATCGATCCGTTTAACGAGAAGGTGCTGATTCCGGGCTCTACAGCGGAGAAGGCGCTGGAGATCACCACGTTCATGGCGCGCTGCATCCGTGACATCGACATCCTGCGGTGTCTGGAACCACGCAATGACGGCCGCAGCAGCACCAGGGCATTTGATGTGGGCCCTGCAGTGGTGGATCAGAGCCCGAGTGTCCGCGCTGTGGGAATCCTGTCGCCGTCATTGACCGGCAAACGCTGCACGATCGCCATCCCGGACGACATCGAGACCCTGAACAACTCGATCACACCGCTGAAACAGGAGCGTTTGGCCGCGGCCGTGACCGAGCTGGAGGCAATCCTCAAGCCGGATGAGGGCCAGGAGCTGCCGCGAATGATCCAGTTCCTGGGTACGCCTCACCTGGAGACGTCGCTGTACCTGCGGCTGGTGCGAGAGCGGAATTACTCGATCCGCTACTGGCCAGCGCGGTATCCAGACCCGTCTGATGCCGACCAGTGGGACTGCTACGAGGGTCATATCGACCCTGTGATGGCAGCTGAGGTTGAGGAAGACCCTTCATTGGTGGGTCAACCGACCGATCCAGAGCGTTTTGGCCATGAGGAGCTACTGAACCGCGAGATGCGGATGACCAGGGCGTCGGTGCAACTGCAGTTCCAGTTGAACTGCCGCTTGTCGACCCTGGATCGCTATCCGATCCGCCTTGGCGACCTGATCGTGCTGCCATTGGACGGCAAAGCACTACCTGAGGTGGTGTCGTGGTCGGCTGGAACGGAGTACCGCATCCAATCCATCCCGTGCGTGGGCCTTGGCGCGGACCGCTTCTACCACTCACCGGCCGTGATTCAGGGCTGGCTGCCCCAGGAAGAGACCTGGCGGTGCGTGCTGGCCATTGACCCGTCCGGTCGCGGCAGCGACGAGCTGGCGTGGGCTGTGGTGGCGGAGCTGAACGGCAACCTGTTTGTGCTCGAGAGCGGCGGCACCACCCGCGGCTACGAAGAGGAGGTGCTGGTTCACCTGGCGAACGTCGCTAAGCGGTGGAAGGTCAACTACGTCATCCCCGAGCCGAACTACGGCGATGGCATGTTTGCCGCGCTGTTGAAGCCAGTCATGCAACGCATCTGGCCTTGCACGGTGGAGGAGCCGCCCAGAAGCGCCGGGCAGAAGGAAAAGCGCATCGTTGATGTGCTTGGCCCACTGAGTCAGCAGCACCGGCTGGTGTTCAACGGCGAGCTGGTGCAGAAGGACTGGGCCGGGGCTGAACGTGACCCCGATACGGGCCACCAGCGGTCATTGATGTACCAGATGAGCCGGATCACGGCCGACCGTGGCTGCCTCACTTACTACGACCGCATCGATGCACTGGCGATCGGCTGCGCATGGTTCGTTGAGGCCGCGGCCCAGGACCAGGTGAAGGCGCAACAACAACGCGCCGACGAGATTGAGGACTGGTCCAGGCAGGCGTGGATGGATGAGACGGGGGCCAGCGTGGATGCACTGGCCCTGGGATTCAGGCCGATGGCCCGCAGCGCCGCTTATGGCGGTGTCAGGCGGCGCTAGGTGGGCGGATTGGCACCACTTTGACCTTTTGCTCCAGCTCAGCAAAGTTGAGCTTGCCGGACATGCGCGCCAGATCGGCCGTTGGCGTCTCTGGCATGGCCGCGGCAGTGATCGCGTTCTGCTTCAGGAGCTGCAGCGCTTCACGGCGGGCGTTCTTGTCGCCATTGCGGAGGTCATCCAGGATTCCATGCGCCACTTGGGCGTGAATGTCCTCGAGCACCTCTCGGAGATCGTGGTTTGCCACGGTTACATGGGTGGAGAGCTTTCCCCATCATGCCGATCGAGGAAGTCCAGTTCACTGATCAGCGATGGCTGCAGTTCTGGGATAACTACAAAGGGCTTGAGCATCAGAAAGATGCGATCACCAAGCTCGGCCGGCACATCAAAGATGCCGATCCAGGGCTGCTGACTGAATCAGCGGACTGGGTTGATGACTGGCGCAACATTGGTGACATCGAAAACACCTGGGGTGGCGTTGAAGCCGCGGCCAGGAAGCACGGCAGCCGCTATCCAGAACTGGTGGCAGCGCAGTGGCGGCTCGAGAGCGGCTCGGGGCAGCACATGAGCGGCAGAAACAACCCGTTCGGCCTGAAGGGGCCCGGCACTGCCAAGCAGACGCAGGAAGTGGTGAATGGCAAGACGATCACCATCCGCGATTCCTTCGTTGATTTCGACTCGCTCGATGCAGCGGTGAAGTATCTGGTGGAGCGGTGGTATCTGGACTGGAAGGACCACAAGGGCGTCAACCGCGCGGCCAACCGCGATGAGGCCGCTAAAGAGTTGCAGCGCCAGGGTTATGCCACCTTGCCGGCCTACAGCCAGCGCCTGATCGCGCTGATGGATGAGGAAAGGCCGTTGCGGCGCCCCGCTCTGCTGAAGAACCCGCTGGCAGTGAAGTGGCAAAGCCAGCTCGACAACAAAAGCGGCACCGGCTACCGCGAGTGCTTCTCCTCCAGCTGCGCCATGCTCGCCATGTTCTGGGGAAAGGTGGTAGGCGATGACGCCTACAACGCCATCCGGCGGAAGTACGGCGACACCACATCAGCAGAAGCCCAGTTGGCGGCGCTGCGCTCCTTTGGATTGCGAGCTGATTTCTTCACCAACGGCACGCCAGTGGCCCTGGAGCGCGAGATCGATGCAGGCAGGCCTGTTGCTGTTGGCTGGCTGCACAAAGGCCCTGTGAGCGCCCCTAGCGGCGGCGGGCATTGGTCCGTGATCATCGGCTACACCGATACGGCCTGGATCCAAAACGATCCAAACGGTGAGGCCATGCTCGTGGGCGGCGGCTACGCCAACAACACCAAGGGCGGTGGCGTGGTCTACAGCCGCAAGAACTGGAATCCACGCTGGATGCCGGGCGGCTCCGGTGGCTGGTATCTCACCTGCAAGCCATGAAGCGCGAACGACT